TGTCTACCGAACGAATCTGTCGGCTGCGTACAACGACGCGGCATACGACATCGCCAAGAAGCCAGAGGTTCAGAAATGGGCACCACTATTGAGGCTTGTCGAAGTCCACGACAGCCGTACTCGCGGTGCGCCCAACGGGCAATACAAAGGCAACAAATCCCGAAATCCGGGATATCACTGGCAGATGAATGGTTATATTGAAACTGCCGAGCGGTTCAAAGAGCAGAACTTGATTCCGCCCAACGGTTTCAATTGCCGAGGGGCCATTGTTTCTGTCACAATGGACGAAGCAATTCGATTGAAACTAGCCAGCAAAGATGGCATTCTGAACAAGGCGGCACTGCGTAAGTACAACCAACAGAAGCAAAGGTTGATCGAACAAGGTTATTACCCAGACCCGGGATTCAAACGATGAAGGCAGAGGACAAGTTCTACTTTGGCAAGCCCGGCCAGCCCGAGCGGTTTGGCCTTGGACTTGGAGACTGGAAAATTGATTTTCGCAATATGATGAAGGAGCGAGTAGGCCAGTTGAAGCAACTGGCAAAGACGCTAGGGGCTTCTGTCGCACTTGATCGCATTTCACCAAATGGTTACTACAGCGGTTCTGTTAGTCGCAGATATGGCGCTATGGAACCGCCAGACCCTAATGCTCCGGGGAAAGTAAAGGCTCTCATTCAATCGTTGGGCGGCTATATCGGTGCTGCCTTCTCCCGCCCCGGCCAGCCCGAGCGGTTTGCGGAAATCAAAGACCGCGATTTGTATCCGTTGCATGACGCAATCAACAAGCGTGCCATTGCAGCCAACAAGAACGAGCAATCCGCTCTTGCGGACAAATACGAATCATGGATGGAAATGATTCAAGACATGATTGCACTTGCTAGAGATGGCAAAAAGGATCGGTTGAAGCAATACGCGCGTGGTCTGCCGTCAGAACTTCGCAATATGCTTCCGCAAAGCATTTCGTTTGCTAGAGGGCGTTCACGCGGGCCAATGACTGTCGAGTTGGATTTCAGCGACGCACCGCCACAGGCTGAAACCTCAAAGAATGATTACATGGCCGAGATGCTGAAGCAGGCGGAAATCTCGCTTCAAACCATGACAAAGGCGCAGGGCCGCTATCTAACGGCAAAGCGATTCCTTCAACACGCAGAAGCGTTTTTGCATTCCAAAACGCCAAGCGCATTGCGCGACAAACTCAACCGACTAAAGCAGATGTCGAACGCTTTGCCAGAAGCAAAGCCGAGTTTCTCCCGCCCCGGCCAGCCCGAGCGGTTCGATGCCAATTGGGGTCCAAGAGAGTCCACAAAAGAGCGCGCGCGGAGTTTCAAAAATCTCCTTCAAATGGATGGCATCTATGCCTATCACGAAGATGGGGTCGTGTTCGTTGACGAAAAGAATTTGCAAAAAGCGAAGCAACGCCAACGATCCGAACAGTACTACAGGAATGTGAAGGTCAAGGGGGTTGCCGGGTACGATGAAGGCCGTCCCGACACCTTCGCCGCATCCGATGATCGTGCATCCGACTTCTTGCGTCGCATGTCGGTCGGTGTCACGCCAAGCAACATTCAGCAGATGCAGATTCGTGCGTCGCAGGCTTTGGCGTACGGGCAGGGTCGCAACGACCGAATGCTTATTGACAAGGCAAAGGCACTACAGAGTGAAATCATCGCGCTGAAGAAGGCTGGACACTGATGCCGCGAAAGGCCGAGGACAAGTTCTACTTCGGCAACGCCGAGGTTCAGAAGGCGAGTCGTTCTCGTCTACTTGGCAATCTGCTACAGAAGCAGATGTTGCCATCGGGCGGATGGCGTGCCGTTTGCGACCACGATGACCTGTTGATCGTGTCGTTTGAAGATCCGGCTATCGCTGAATTCGTTGCGAAGAAACTGAAAAAGGCTAACATCGACCACGATGGCCCGAATCCAGCCGTCGGCGGCTATTACCACTTAGAGGTAAGAGATGAATCCGAAGCAGATTGAGAACAAGTTCTACGCAGCCCGAAACTCGGAGTTCGACACGGACGAAGTGAAGAACATCGTTCATAAGGAAACGAATGATGCCGAGTATGGCATCGACAAGGAACGATTGAGCAACAAATCGTTCAAGTTCAATGCTTATTTCGCTTGGAAGGGAGAGCGTGTTCAATCTGCACGATTCAACACTCGCGAAGATGCGCAGCGTTGGATAGATAAGCAGGTCGCGAAGCGTCATCCAAACAAGCGGTTCTCCCGCCCCGGCGTGAAGGACACGATGGCTATGAAGATGAAAGACGAAGATGTACGCGCTCTTGCCGAGGCTGTTCGTAAGGTGATTTCAAATAATCCAAAGGTGACGCGAGCGAGATATAGGGATGCTGGAATGTCCGACACTAGGTGGATGTTTGATGTTTACCACGCCGCAACTAGATACTTGCCATCCGATTGGAGGCGGCGCGTCTATGCATATCTCAACGATGCCAACATCGAAACCGCACTCAAAACAATCACAAAACAATATGCCTCCCGCCCCGGCCAGCCCGAGCAATTTGCAAAGCAAGTCATTTCTACACGCGGCAATAAGCGGGCAGAGATTTCTGGTCCCGATGGCAGCGGGCAGTGGCGTGCATATGTGATCCAGAAATCGCCTACGGGATTGCCGAGTGAGCCGTATCACGAAGATTTGCTTGGCGACATGAAGTTCTTTGACACCGAAGAAAAGGCTAGAAGGGCTGCAAGCAAGATGCTCGCCTCCCGCCCCGGCGTGAAGGACACGATGGCCCTTGAGGATCGCTTCTACTTCGGCAAGGATCGGTTTGAACTGTCATTCAATCGCGCAGAGGTTGAGCGAGCAAAGTCTGAACTGCGGTCGCTTGTTGATGTGCATCGCCGTCTTGCAAGCAAGTCTGAAGGCGTGAAGTCTGCAAAGCATGGAGTGATTGCGGATGTGCTTGCGCGACTTATCAATCAAGGGCCGGAAGTACTTGCAGCAATCGGATTCCGAAAGGCGTCGTATTGGAATGCCCGCGCGATGGAACTGGCGAATGCTAGTTCATCTGGATATGGCCCAATCCTCAAGACTCTAATTTCAGAAGCCGAACGCGAATACCGAAGCCATTGACCATGCCAGCCTCCCACACCGTTGAGCAGACTCCCGAAGGCAAGGTTCGCATCCGCGATCTTGAGTTTTTCATGGGTTTCGACCCTGCTATCGACTCTGGCGAGGACGAAGCCATTGCGCAATACGACAATGGCAAGGTCCGAAACATCGCAAAGCGCACCCGGCAGTTCATCGCCCGTGGCTCTCGGCCCAAGTTGGTCATTGAGCATGAGAAAGAGGGCAAGGATGCCGTCCCTGCCGCCGTGGGTGACATCACGGATGTGCGATACGAGGAACGCGGTGGAGTCGGTTACATCGTGGGCGATGTGGAGATGTCCAAGCCGCTATTCGATAAGTTGCTTGGCAACAATGCCTTTCCCCGCCGATCGGCTGAAATCTGGAAGGATGACCACTTGTCTGAAGTAGCCCTGCTCGGTCGGGATACGCCCCGCAGACCGCTACCGGACACGAGGTTCGGAAAGAACGGGCAGAAGGTCGTATTTGAGCGTCCGATGGGATCGTTGCGCCTATCTATTGACAACAAGTCACAATTCGCGGAAATTGGCGTGGGTGGAGGCGCAAACACCTTCGTGCCAGCCGCAGGAACCAAGAGGAATCAAATGCCAAGCCGAATGAAGAAGCGAATGCAGGTGGTGGATGAGGACAAGGAGAAGTCCGCCGCTGACGAGCAGGAGGAGATGGCTGGTGAGGAAATGACCTTGGCCGCTGAGGGCGAGCCGGAGGAGATGGAGGGTGAGGGCGTGCATGTCGATATCGGTTCTCATCAGGGCGAAGAGTCCGAAATGGAAGCCGAGAATGAAGAAATGTCCTACTTCTCGGACAACGAAGATGAGATGTCTGCCGACGAGGATGAGGATGAGATGGATGCCGAGGCTGCTGCAGGTGGCAAGCGTGGTTTCCGATCAATGAATTCGAAGGGATCCAAGATGACCAAGCAACTGTTCGCTCGCGTTCGTGAACTTGAGGATCAGAATGCCCGCTATGAGCGGCAACTGCGCCTTGAGCGTTTCGCCCGAGAGGTCGATGCGATGGTTCGCGAGGGCTACCGCTGCGGCAAGTTCCGCAATTCGATGGTGGAGGAACTGGCCGACAGCCGCAATCCAGCCGCCAAGATTGCGTTCTGGAAGGCGACCATGAGCCGCGACCCGATCGGTCTGCCGTCGTTCGCGCAGTTCACCGTGACCGATGATGAGGGTGGTCTGACCGACCGTGAGGCCTATCAGCGTGCTATGGCCGAGGCCAATGGCGATGCAAACAAGTACCGTCAACTGTTCGCCAAGTATTCGGGCCAGAAGGCCTGATCGAAAGGAATGAATCATGGGATCTTTCTCTGATACTCCCCAACTGATCGCTAGCGGAACCATCGCGCCGTACCGATTCGTCGCCGTTACCGCAACCGCAGGCGTGACGAACGACAATCGTGGCTTTCAGGCATCAGCGGACACCAACGCAATCGCCGGTGTTTCCGATGCCAGCACGCTTGCGTTCGATTCCGCGAATCACGCGACCGCTGGACTGCCGATTAGTCTGCAGGGTGGAGCGGTGATTCAGATTCAGGTCGGCACTGCGGTGACGCACGGCGATCTGCTGGAAACCGATGCCAATGGCAAGTGTCAGGCTGCTACCACGACTGCGGGCACTCGCCGTTACCACGGCTATGTGGCCCTGCAGAACGGAGCGGCTGACGAGATCATTGAGGCCATGCGAATCGGTGGTTTCGTCAAGTATTGATCCACGGCCAACAACAAAAGGAGCAATGACAAATGGCTGAATACGGAATTGGCGGTGGACCGAATACCTTCGTGCCCACCTTCTCGCCCGCGACTGGTGCGATTCAGATTGAGTTCACGCGCAGCGTCAACTCCTTCGCGATCACGCAGTACGCTCAGATCGTCCCTGTGCAGCAGATGAAGGGCTACTTCCTTCGCATTGACGAGGAAGAGACTGCCCGAGTCGTGAACACGCAGGATTACCAGTGGCCGATGGGCGAGGATCGCCCGACGGGTGTTCAGAGTGACTTTGAGTTCACTCCGTACACCTGCCAGCGGTTCCAGTCCTCGTTCGGCATTCCTTACGAGAATCAGAAGCAGTCGGCGTGGGACATCGTTGCGAGCCACGCTCGTATTCATGCCCAGCGCATGATGACGCTTCGCTCGTACCGTGCCGCGACCACGCTCACCACCGCTGGCAACTGGACGAACAATGTGAACTACTTCGCGAACGCGTCGGCACTCGGTGCTGGTGCTTACTCCTCAACGGGAAATGTTCAGAAGATCATTCGACTCGCATGCGAGAAGATCATTCAGAACACGGTCGGCGTGGTGCGTCCGAAGGACATCATCATGATCATCAATCCGACCACCGCCCGTCTGTTGGCGGCGACTGCGGATGTGACTGATTATGTGAAGAACTATCCCGCAGCGATGGAGTACCTCCGTGGCTCGCAGACCTTTGGTCTGTATGGTCTGCCCTCGGATCTGTACGGTCTTGGTGGCGTGGTCGTGGATGACACGGTCCGCATCTCCAACCGCAAGACTCCGAATGTCACTGGCCCTGCGGCGAATCGCGGATTCTTCTACGGCACGGCTGCTGCACCGGATATGGTGTTCGTCAGCCGTCCGGGTGGTCTGGTCGGCAATGAGGGTCCATCCTTCAGCACGCTGTCCGTGTTCGCCTACGAGGACATGACGGTTGAAACCTCGGATGACCCGTGGAATCGCCGCACCAAGGGCAGCGTGGTCGACAACTCTGCTATTGAGTTGACCGCACCCCTGAGCGGACTTTTCATCGACGACATCGCGGCCTGAGTTTGGGTGGAAACGGGAGCAGGGGCGGTGCGGTGAAAAGCCGTGCCGCCCCCTTTCTTTGGAGGAGTTATGAACCAACTGCTCGCAAACGCTGACTTCATTCGCTACGCCGATGAACGGTTGCTCAAGGAACTGGCGAAGGATGACAACACCGACGCATCTACTTTAGTCGGCAACGATGTCATTACATACGCGTTGCTGCGCGGTGGCGAGGAGATCGCGGCTGCGGCTACGATCGGCAATGTCTATACCGTGACTGATCTGGAAACACTGGGCACGGCCAACAATGCATTTCTGCAGGGACTTGTGGCTGATCTGGCTCTCTGCTACTTGTTTGAGCGTCGCGGTGGAGATGTGCCCGAGAGCGTCAAGGCCAAGGCGAACCGGGCAGCGGGCATTCTGAATGACATTCGGGACGGCAAGCGGGTGTTCGCAATTACGAGCAATCGCGATGCTGGCGTTGCCCAACTATCCATTGTGAATTCGTTGGTTAGGCAGCAGTTGGGAATGACGGCGGATGATGCGTTCTTTCCTGCTCGTCAGACACGACCGTATCAATGAACATTCGCAAGAAGTTGCGGAAGCAGGTGCTTGATGCACTTCAGCGTGCCGAAATCGGTGAGATGCTTGTCATACAGGCACAGACTCGGCTGGAGACGAA